GTGATTATTTTATAGGGTTTCTCACTCAGCTTTTGCTTTCATATTTGACTCAAAATGATCGACAGAAATTTGAGCGTGGTAAAATGATTAGAGTTGGTATGAAATGGTTGCATGGTGGTGCTTATGAATTTGCTAAGCTTATATCATGTAATTTTACTAATGGAATTATTTTTTCTGATGGTGATTTTGAGACCTTGGATGCCACTATAGCAGCTATCTTGCTTGAGATTGAATCATTGCATACTCTTTATTATTATGATCCGTTGCATGGTGAGTATGCTCTTTTGGAAAAGCTCACAAAGATGTCTACTGAGAATTTGAGTGTTAAAAACACTCTTCTCTTTGGTAAGATATGGCGTGTTATTTTTGGTACTATGCCTAGTGGGTTTTTTGAAACATCTCATGGAAATAGCTGGATAGTTGCTTATTTGTGGTGTTGTTATGCTACTAAGGTTATGCTTGATAATCCTTTAGAGGCCCATAAGATACATAAATGGATTTATATTATGTTTCTTATTATAGTTGTGTACGGAGATGATCATGTCTTTGTTACACATGAAGAGATTAAGCATATATTTAATATGCGTGGTTTTGCTAACTATATTAAGAAATATTGGTATCCTATGCTTATACGAGATATGCGTGAAAATGTTCCTTTGTTGACCATACCTGATTATTTTGGAAATTGTTCCATTCGTGGTGTTTGTTTTTTAAAGCGATATTTGATCAAACGACCAGCACATTGGCCTGACTATTTGCCTGAGATACTACCATATAAGTTATGGGATGATTTCTGGCTTAAAGGAGTATGGGGAAATACTGAGCGTGAAACTTATGCTGATATTGCAGTTGCTGCTATTGGTTTGGCTCACGACAGTATGGGTACCAATCCTGTTATCTATGGTTTTTGTCAACAAATGTTTGAGTTCGCTATGTTAGAAGGTGGTTTTAAGACTAATGACGACTTAGTTAAAGCCTATTTGCAAGTTATTAATAAAGAGAAGCGCAATGTTGATAAAATAATGCGGAAAATGGGTATATCGTTGAAAGATATTAAAGATGGTTTTCCTACTATGGAAGTTTTAATGGCGTTTCATTGTTATGATGAGACCTATGTTAATTTTGCCCCTACTCATAGGAGGTATAATAATGAAGATGATCATCTTTAAAATTTTAAAAAAAAA